GCCTTCAAGGCCGGGCAGTCCGTCGCTTGGGAAGGGGACCGCTCCCAGACCACCGTCTGGACCTGCGGGCGGGACCACGGCTACGTCCACCCCACCCAGAAGCCGGTCGAACTCCTGGCCCGCGCCATCCGAAACAGCACCAAGCCGCGCGGCATTGTCCTCGACCTTTTCGGTGGAAGTGGTTCCACCCTCATGGCTTGCGAAGTCCACGGCCGGACCGCCTACCTCATGGAACTCGGCCCGGCCTTCGTGGACGTCATCGTGCTCCGCTGGGAGCAGGCCACCGGCAAGCAAGCTATCCTGGTGCGAGGGAAGTGATCCATGCCGCGCAAGCAAGCTGCACCTCTGCCCCCAGCTTCGGTTCCGAAGCAGAAGAAGGGGAGACCGCCTATTTGTCAGTGGGAGGTCCTTGAAAAGCTGTATATATACGGTGAGAAACCAGAAGGGGCGGCGGAAACCAGTATGCCGACCTTCTCATCCCTGGCCGTTCTCGCTACGCGGTTTAATGTCCCTCTAACAGCAGTATCCAAATACGCCCAGCGACATGACTGGGCCGACCTCCGGGCCAAGGCGCGCACCGGTATCGTGGATGCGACCCATGCCGCCATGGTCCGGCAGGCCACCGAGAACTACCTCCCCCTCCGAACAAGTGCTGTGGCCCTGGTGGGGCAAGCCTTCACAGAGGCCCAGGCCGCCCTCAAGGGCAGCGACGTCACCAAGGCGGAGACCACCACTCGGGTCATGGACACGGTGGACCGCGGCCTCAAGAATCTGGATCGGGCCTTGGGCATCGCCTCCCCGCCGGCAATCGCCCTGCAACAAAACAACCTTTTCGTGCAACAAACCCGCCCTGGGGAGGAACCACCGCCCCCTTCCCAGTCCCAGACTCTGATCGATCCGTCCCTCAGCGGGAGCATCTGGAGCCTGATCCTTCGGGCCCGGGAGTCGGCCAACGCCTCCAGCGACGGTTTCATCCGCAGCCTGGAGGAGGAGTCCACCCTGCCCCCTCACCTCTCCTCCGTGCCCCGTGGCTGACAAGTCCGATCTTCTCTTGGCCATGGAGGCCAAGCAGCTATCCAAGCTGAGCAAGCTGCCGCCGGACCCGGTGAAGGCCCAGGAGGCGATCGCCACCCTGGCGGACTACTTCTCCGCAGCTTGGCTGAAGATTTCCCTGAAGGAAGCCGGGGGCGGGCTGGCCCCGTTCGTCTACAACCCGATCCAGATGGACCACCTCGTCGGGCTCCGGAGGCTCTACCGCCGCCGGCCGGAGATCGACCTCTTCCGGGGGATCCGGGACCTGATCCTGAAGCCGCGCCGGCTCGGATTCTCCACCTACATCGCCAGCCTCTACTTCCTGGATGGGCTGCTAAACCCTGGGACCAACACGGTTGTGATGGCCCACACGGAGGATGTGGTCAAGGAGCTATTCGATATTTATCGAATCTTCTACGAGACCTTGCCCAAGGATGTCCGGGAGCGCTGTCCCACCCGGCGCATGTCCACCTCGGAAATGGAGATCAATTTCTACGACGAGAACGGTTCCCTCGATCTGACCACCCGGCCGCCCTCCACCTTCTCGGTCGGCACCGCCGGGGGTAAGGACAAGCGCGGGCTGACCCCGCACAACATCCACCTGTCTGAGGCGGCCTTCTACGAGAAGTGGGCGGAGGTGAACAAGTCCCTGGTCCAGGCCCTGGACGTCCGGGGGAACGCCTTCCTGGAGTCCACCGCGCGCGGTTTCAACCATTACAAGGATCTGGTGGACGCGGCGATCGAAGGCAAGTCCATGTATCGGTTGGTTTTCTTCCCATGGTTCGCCTTCCCTGAATACCGCATGCCGGCGGATCCGGGGCAGGCGGCGGAGATCTCCCGGACCCTGTCCTCGGAGGAGCGGGTCCTGGTGGAGCGTGGCGTGGGCATGGACCAATTGGCCTGGAGGCGGTGGAAGCTGACAGGCATGGACCTCACCGACTTCCACCAGGAGTTCCCGAGCTCCGTCCTGGAAGCCTTTGTTTCCACCGGCCGGCCCGCCTTCAACCTGGAAATCGTCGTCCAGAACTGGGAGAAGGCCCGCAAGGCGGCCGGGAACTGGGCCAAGCGGGACGAATGCACCACCATCTTTGCCGCCCCCGACCCGGCCGGGACCTACGTGCTCTCTGCGGACCCGGCGGAGGGGCTGGACCGGGGCGAGGGTGACAGCCGGAACGAGGTGGGCGGGCTGGACTATTCCTCTGCATCGGTCCGGGACGCCGCCACCCTCCGGGTCATGGCGGTGATCCATGGGCGGCTTGGGGAAGCCGACTTCGCCGGCCGGATCGGCAACCTCGGGTACGAATACAACACCGCCTTGATCGTGGTGGAGCGGAATAACCACGGTGGAACCGTGCTTTACGCTCTCGAACAGGCCATGTATCCGAACCTCTACCGGCACCAGGAGTATGACGCCGCCGGCCAGCCCTTCCACAAGTTGGGGTTCCCGATGAACGTCCAGACCCGGCCGCTGGTGGTGGACTGCATCCGGGAAGTGGTCAAGCGCGGGGCTCACCCTGACCCCGATCCAAACTTCTGGAAGGAGGCCAGCTTCTTCGTTTCCAACGTCCTCGGCAAGTATGAAGCTCAGTCCGGCCGGCACGATGACCGGGTCATGGACCGGGCGATCGGGACTTACGTCTGCACCCTCGGGGCGAAAGCCTGGGGCGCGGACGGGCTGCTCCGCCATGCCGACGCCGCTGGCCTGCCGCTGCCTCCAGATGCTGTAGGAAGCCCCCAGCCGCGTCAAGCGGTGCCCCCGCCCCCAGAACCCGTCCAAAGGGCTTCCACCGCCCTGGAGCTTGCCCCAGGCTTCGCACACCCCCTCTTCCAGAACCTCGCGGCACTGCGGGAGCAGGAGAACGGGCCCGAGACCTCCCGATGTGCGAATTGCCAATATTGTCCCGTCAAGGTCGGGCCCACCGTCTGCGGGGCCCATGGGTTCAAGATCGATGCCTCTATGTCGGGCTGTGAAACCTGGGAGCCTCGCCTCTCGGATACAATGGATCAGCCGAAGGTCACCACGGACATCTGGGGGAGCGGGTCATGAACGAGCCAGGAAACGGTGGATCTGCTGAATTTCGCCCAATCTTCTCCAAATCGGACGATATGGGGGCACAGGAGGCCGTCGTGGCCTACGACCCGGGCGCTCCGGCCGGGGAGGTCGTGGACGCGACGGACAAACTCTCCCGGATGTATTCCGGGGCCATGGGGGCGGTGGACCCAGTGCTCTACGGGGAAATGGCCGGCTATGCCACGGTCAACCGGATCGAGCACCGGGCGGAGGACATCATCGCCAAGGCCATCAGTTTCCGGGACGATCCGGAAGGCTGGCGGAAGGACCCGGACCGAATCACGCCGGAGGGGAAGGCCCAGACCACCAGCTGGGGCTCTGACTTCGGCCGCGGCTACTTCAAATGGCTGCCCAAGCGGGGCGTCCAGCTGCCCATCCTCCGGGCTTTCGCCCGCCGCCTGGAGGTGGCCCAGGCGATCATCCGGACCCGGAAGCGGCAGGTTGACCGGTTCAGCCGCCGGGCCCAAACCGCGGACGATATCGGCTGGAGGTTGGCGATGGACGACGAGGAGGCCACCGCCGGCACGGAAATGAAGGCCAAGATCAAATGGATGTCCCGCCTGCTGGAGTGTGGTGGCCGGGAATTCAACGCGATCAAGCGGCGGGAGCTCAAGCGTCAAGGCATGACCCAATTCCTCCGCCACTTGATCGAGGACGGGCTGGTCCTGGATCAGGCCGCGGTGGAGCTCATCGGCCTGGACGGGGCGGAAGGGCTGGACTCCTGGTTCGTCCGTCCCAGCGACACCTTCGCCCTGGCCTCCCCCCACTACGCCCAGACTTTGGACGATGGCCGCCCCATCTATGCTTTCCAAATCCTGAACGGGAAGGCAGAGATCCCCTTCGGCTTCGATGAACTGGCCCTGTTCACCCGGAACGCCTCCACCTGGGCGGAGGAGAACGGCTATGGCTACTCGGAATTCGAGCAGTCCTTGGAAACCTTGAACAACGTCCTCCAGGCGCTCACCTTCACCAAACAGGGCCTGTCCGAGAATTCGGTTCCGCGCGGGATCCTACTGGCCTACGGGAATTTCGACGTCAAGACCCAGAACCAATTCCAGGCCGCTTGGCAGGCCAAGGTCAGGGGCATCCAGAATTCCTTCGGCACCCCGATTCTTTTCTCCCGTGGGCAGCAGGGTGCGGTGCAGTATCTCCAGACTGGCCAACCTTTTGATGAGATGGCATTTAGCAAATGGATCAGCCTGAACATGGTCATCATGGGGGCCATCTTCGGGGTGGCGGCGGAGGAGGTCGGCTTCGAGTCCTTCAGCGCCTCCGGGAAGAGCAGCCTGTCTGGGGATGACACGGGCGAAAAGCTGGCCGCGGCCAAGGACAAAGGGCTCAACCCCTTGCTCAAGGACGTTGCCTCGTTCATGAACGACGAGATCGTGGACCGCTGCGTCCCCGAGCTCCACCTGGAATTCTGCGGCTTGGACGTGGAGCAGACCAAGGAGCGGTGGCAGGAGAAGATGAAGCATTCCACGATTAACGAGGTCCGGGCACAGTTCGATATGCCGCCCCATCCTATCGACTGGTTCGGGGACCTGCCGGCCGACCCGGGCGAAATGACCGCCCACTTCCAGCGGGTCCAGCAGGCCCAGACGCTCGGTGAGGTTCGGTTCGACATGCATCTTCCGGAGTATCCCAGCCCCATGCTCGACGCCGCGCCCCTCAATCCCAGCTTCGGAGCCCTCTACCAGCAAGTCCTCATGGTCCCGCCGGAGGGATCAGAGGCGGGGGAAGGTGGCTCTGGCGACGCGTCAGAGCCAGGGGAGGGCGGTCCGGAAGGTGCTTCTGAGCCGGGGCAGCCTTCCATCCTGGCCCAGAAGCTCCAGGATCTCGGGGAAGGGCGCACCCCCTACCAACCCATGGAATTCGAGAAACAGCCGGCTGAAGCCCAGGAGTGACCATGAAGGGCACCCGGAAGCCGGCCCAGGCCCTGCATGGCCACGAGGTTGAACGAGCCATGTGGGGGCCCAATCCGGACCCGCTCCGGGGGTTCGTGGAGGATGGGCTCTGGTTCCTCGGGGCCGGCTTTCTCAATCGGTTCGCCTCCGCGGTGTTGGGTCAGGCCACCACGGTTGTGGCCAAGGCGGAGGGGCCCGCCAAACCCCCGGGCTGGGGCGAGATCATGCACCTGTTCGAAGCCGGCGGGCCGCCCGGGGCGCAGATGGCCAGCTGGGGCAGCCTGATCGACGGCTTCACCCAGGCCATCCTGCCGACCAACACCGCCCTCCAGCAGGCCCAGGTTTGGGCTCTCCGGACCGCCCTGTTAACCCAGATCCAGGAGCGGGTGAAGGCGATCACCACCCCCTGGGCCTGGGACCGCTACTTCCAGATCATGCCGCCGGCCCAGAAGCACATCGCCGCCTGGACGGCCCAGCGGGGCGCGCAGTTCGTGACCAAGATGACCAGCGCCGCTCGCCAGAAGACCCTGGATGTCCTGGTGGACGCGGAGCTCGCACACGAGGGGCCCCGCTACATCCAGACCATGCTCATGGAGCGGCTTGGTGAGTTAAACCGTGACTGGAGAAGGATTGCGATCACCGAGACGGCCATGGCCATCTCCAACGGACAGCTTGCCTCGGTGGCGGACGAGGGGGGCTGGGAGGCGGTCTGGATCGGCGCGCCCACCGCCTGCCCGTTCTGCCGGAAGATGTTCGGCCGGACCTTCGAGGTTGTACCCAAGTACAGACTGGGTCTGGATCCTGAAAAATTCATCTGGCCTGGGAAGCACAACGTCGGGCGCTCCGCCCACCTCTACCGGAAGGATGGCACCAAGCGGACTGCGGCCGAGCTCTGGTGGCCCTGTATCCCGGCCCACCCAAATTGTGCCTGTTTATGGTCACTTCGCAGGAAAATCACGAATTTGGCAGGGAAACGCGCAGAAGCCATTCTTGCCGGTCTTCGCAAGGAAAGATACGAGCGTTATTCAAAGGTATAGTTCAGCTTTGCGAACTCCCCGAATAATTCTATTGCCGCTTTATCATAAGCCATGGCGGCATCTTCTACTTCCGGGAAATGTCCAAGATGCCTCTGATGCTGATCTTTCTTGATATAGGCGCGCCATCGCATCCGCCTCTTATCCCACGAAACGCCTTTAAATCCGCTGGTATTATGGGGAGGTTTGACCATGTTCGCCCCGTTCTGTGTTGGTGTGGCTGGGCGGATGTTATCACGGCAATTGTTCAATTTGTTATGGTCCTTGTGATCGGTTCTTATCCCTTTCTGAAGCCCAAGAATAAATCGATGCAGACGAACGGCAGGGAGTGGCCATGAACTTGCTACATACCCATCCCTGTCCACACACCACCTTCGGTTCATTACTTCAGCCGTATAATCCGAAGTCCATAAAATGGTAGATCGCCAATCCTGAAGATGCATGATGGTGAGACCATTCGGTAAATGCTCGACCTTGTTCGCCCCAATACATTCGAATCCGCCACCCGGCTTACCTCTTCTTGGTTTTCGCATGGGCCACCTCTAATCAAGGATGCGCTTCTTCGCATGTGTGTCAATCAAGCGGGCGGAGGCGATTCTGGCCGGGCTCAGGAAGGATCGCTACGAGCGATATGCCAAGGTGCCCGCTTGAGGCGATAATGGGGGGACCTCAAAGGAGCCTCCATGGCCACCGTCGCGTCCCTCCTTGCCACACTTCAGGCTGACCTTGCCACCGCCCAGGCCGATCTGACCGCCCTGGCCGCGGCCATCGCCGCCGGCACCCCCACCGGGCCGACGGGCCCGACTGCGCCTTCGGGTCCAACCGGGCCCACCGCTCCCACCGCCCCCTCCGGCCCGACCGGTGCCAGCGGCCCCAGCATCCCCCCGGGGAACATCATCCTGGTGCCAGCCTCCTTGGCCGGCACCGACTGCGGGGCCCAGATCCAGGCGCTGCTCCAGCAGGCTGGTTCCAAGGCCACCGCCGCCAGTCCCTGGACCGTGGAGGTTCCAGCTGCGTCCAAGCCCTACATGGTGAATCCCACTCTGCACGGGGAATACGGGCTGGAGATTCCCTCCCACGTCACCCTCCAGGTGGACGCCGGGGCGACCATCGGCACGGTCACCACCCCGAGTTCCCTCCAGACCTATTACACGATTTATATCGCGGCTGGGGTGGTGGACGCCCATCTCCTGCTCCTGGGGACCCTGATCGGCGACAAGGCCACCAAGTCCAGCCCTTCGGAATGGGGCATGGGGTTTGGGGTCGATGCCTGCAATGGCTGTTCCCTGGATGGCACCGGCACGATCACCGGCTGCTATGGGGATGGCATCTACATCGGCCCGGGCGCTCCCGCCCAGACTTTCAAGATTGGGGCCATCGTCAGCACCGGCAACCGGCGGCAGGGCCTCACCATCGATTCGGTCAATGGGCTGATGGTGGACGGGGCCGAATTTTCCCACACCTCCGGGACCTCCCCGGCCTGCGGGATCGATATCGAGCCGGACCAGACGACCCAGTCCGTGAAGAACGTCACCATCCAGAATTGCAACATCCACGACAACGCGGGCGGGGGCATCCAGTCCGGACCGGACGATTCCGGGCCCGGCTCGGTGGACACCCTGACCATCCAGGGCAACACCCTTAACAGCAACGGCTCGCCCGGCGGCAAATACGGGATCTACGCGACTTTCGGTATTGAAAACCAGAATTCCTCGAACGTCACCATCCAGAACAACACCGTGAACGGGACCCAAGGCCCGGCCGTGCAGGTCCGGAACCGCGGGACCAACATCAAAGTGCTCAACAACAAGGGGACCGGGAATAGCTCGGGTGTCTCCAACAGCATCGGCACCTCCTGCACATCCTCTGGCAACTCCTTCTCCTGAAAGGTCCCCATGTCCATCATCGGGTTGATCGGAAATGCGGCGCAAACCCCTTCGTTTAGGGAGGGGTCAAGCCGTGTTTTTTGAGTCTTTGCGCTGGTCCTGGATGTAGGCTTTCACTGTTTCGAGGGCCGCGCCACCGCAGGAGACGGCGCAATAGCTCGGGCTCCAGAAGTGCTTGCCCCAGAGTTTCCTTTGGACCTCGGTGAAGTTCTGGGCTCTCAGCCGGTAGGCCGAAGCACCCTTCAAGCTGTTCACCATGGCGGAAATGGAAGCCTTCGGAGGGTAGGCGACGAGGAGGTGAACGTGGTCGTCTTCCCCGTCGAACTCCATGAGTTCCGCCTCAAAGTCGAGACAGACCTTTTCCATGGCCTCCTTCAAGAACTCCCGGACGCGATCCGTGATGACGCCACGTCGATATTTGGTCACAAAGACCAGATGGACATGGAGCTTGAAGATGACATGCCTACCAGTGCGAAAACCGCTTGCGTCAACCATAGACCAGAGTATATTCCAGATATGGAGATTCTCAAGGGCCATCGTTTCAGGCTCGACCTCGATGAGGCCCGGGGATCCCTTGTCTCTCGGACGGCTGGGATATGCCGATTCTTGTGGAATCTAGCACTGGAGCAACGGTCCATGGCTTGGGCCTGGGGGCGGCACTCGGTGGGCTACAACGCCCAGGCCGGGGAACTGGCGGACCTGAAGGGCTATGCCCCGTGGATTGCGGAGGCTCCCCACCATTGCCTCCAGCAGACGCTCCGGGATTTGGATCGTGCCTTCCAGAACTTCTTCGCGGGCCGGGCATCCTATCCGACCTTCCGGAAGAAGTTTCAGCGGGACAGCTTCCGGTTCCCGGACCCCAAGCAGTTCGTGGTGGACGAAGCTGGCCAGCGGGTGAAACTGCCCAAGCTGGGTTGGGTGTCCTACTGCAATGGCAAGGGCAGGCACGCCCTGAAACTGGCCGGGAAGGTGAAATCCATCACGGTCTCACGGGAGGGCAAACACTGGTTCGCCTCAATCCTCTGCGAGATAGAGAGGGCCGAACCCAAGCCGGTCCAGGCTCCCGCCGTAGGCGTGGACCTGGGCGTGGCGCAAGCCATGACGACCTCAACCGGGGAGGTACTGGCCGTCTTGGGCATGACCAAAGCCGAGGAACGGAAGAAGGCACGGCTCCAGCGGTCTCTGGCCCGCAAGCGAAAGGGCTCGAAGAACCGATCCAAGGCCAGGACGCGTCTGGCCGAGTTCCAGTCCCGCATTTCGCGCCGGAGGCGAGATGCGATTCACAAGGCCACGACCTACCTGTCCAAGAACCACGGACGGGTCGTGGTGGAAGACCTCCGGGTGAAGAACATGACCGCCAGCGCCAAGGGCACCGTCGAAGCGCCTGGGCGGAAGGTGAAGGCTAAGGCAGGGCTAAACCGGGCCGTGCTCAACGTGGCTTTCGGGGAGATTCGCCGCCAGTTGGAATACAAATGCCGGTGGTATGGCTCGGAACTGGTAGCCGTGAACCCGGCCTACACGAGTCAGCGGTGTTCGGAGTGCGGTCATACCGAGGCTGGCAACCGCCCCTCCCAGGCGGAGTTCTGCTGCCGGGGATGCGGCCACGCCGAGAACGCAGACCACAACGCCGCGAAAAACATCCTGGAGGCCGGTATCGGTCTCCCTGCCGCCGGGATGGCGGCAGAAGCCTGTGGAGGGAAGGCTATAGCCGCCCGTCGAAGCAGGAAACCTGCGGCGTGAGCCGTGGAATCCCCTTCCTTCAGGGAGGGGAGAATTCAACATCTGTCTCATCATCATCGGCGTCCTGCTCTGGCTGGTGAACGCTTACATCCCCATGGCCCAGCCGATCAAGACGATCATCAACGTGCTGGTGATCCTCCTGGTGGTCCTGTGGCTCTGCAACCTCTTCGGAGTGTTTGACATGGGCGGCGGCTACCGGATCGGAACCGGGCACACCGGGCACACGCACACGTTGCCTTGAATTAATCCCGGAACGGGAGTAACCTGGGGGTATCGCAAAGGAGCCCTCATGTCCATCCCTGTCGCCCTTCTGATCGCCACCATCACCATGGAGACCGCCTTCCTCATCCGGGTCTCCTTGGATCTCCGGGAGGCCCGGAAGGAAACCAAGGAAGCCCTGGCTGCCCTGGACGCCGTCGCCAAGACCACCCGGATGCTCAAGTCCGCCGCCAAGGCCGCCCAGGCCGTGATCGCCGGCCTCAGCCACCGGTAGCCGCATGGTCACCCCGGTCTGCATCTCCCGCTGGTCCGGCCTCGGCGACGTCTGCATGGCCCTGGCGGCGGCCCACGCCTACAAGGCCGTCAACGGTGGCTGGGTGGTGGTTTGCACCGATCCGAAATACCACCAGCTGGCCCGCGCCTGCCCCTTCGTGGATGGGGTGGTCAGCCTTCCCCCTCCGGGCATCCAGGAGGTCCAGCTGCATGCCGCCTTCCATGGCCTCAACCCTGGCCACGAGGTGGACAGTTTTTGTCGCGCGCTGGGCCTAGGGGAAGTCGAGCCGGAGCTCAAGACCCTGGAAATCCGGGTGCCCGTTTCGGCGCAGGCCAGGGTGGCCAGCATCCTGTCCGGCCACCCCCTCTGGCACCGGAGCATCCTGAACCACGTGGTGCTCCACCCTGGGTCCATCGACCCGAACCGGACTTGGCCGGAGGCGCACTGGGTCGAACTGGCCAACCTGCTGCTCTGGCGCGGGGACATCGTCTACCTGATCGGGGGCGAGCACGGCTGCTTCATGGTCGAGGATAAGCTGGATCCCCTGGCTCCCGTCCACAACGTCCGGAACTTAATCGGGCTCTTGAACCCATTGGAAACAATCGAGGTATTGCGCCAGTCCTCCGCCCTGGTAAGCACGGACGGGGGGCCGATCCAGCTTGCGGGCGCGACCGAGACCCACATCTTCGGGATCTACTCCGTGGCCTCCGGGGCAATGCGCCTGCCCTACCGCACCGCGGGCCGGCAAACTGCCCTGGTGCCCACCTGTGAGATGTATCCCTGCTACCTCCACACGAACAACCCGACCATCTGGGAAACCCAGGTGCGCCGGCTGGAGTCCCACGGCACCCTGGGCCTGGGCCCGCTCTTGGCGCACTGGTGCCCGGCGGTGGAGGACCTGGAGGACTCCGCCCGCTATCCCTGCATGCGGGAACAAATCACCCCAGCCCAGGTTTGTTCGGCTATCCTGAATGTGCTCTGAGATTCATCCTTTTCGGGAGGTTCCCCATGGTTCAGATCAGCGGGCTCAATCTTTTCTTCCTCTGCTTGGGGGTGGGGATCGTCGGGGTGGCCGTCGGCGCGACCTCCCATTGGGCGATCGCCCTGGCCGCCAAGGTGAAAGCCTGGGAGAACAAGGAGGCCAAGGCCGCGGAGGCCGAGCTCCTGAAGGTCAAGCTGGCAGCCGAGCACGACGCCGCCCTGGTGGAAGCCGCGGCCAAGGGCCTCGGGGCCATCTGGGACAAGCTGAAGGCTGACGCCGCCGCCCTGGAGGCCGCCAAGGCCGCCGCTGCCGCTGCCCAGGCTCCCCCGCCGGCCGCCCAGCCCCCGGCCGCCGCCCCTCCCGCGCCGCCCCCGCCGGCCGCGGTCCCCGTTCCTGTTTAACCATCGGCCGTCCTCCGCCGCTTCCCGGGTGCGGAATGGGGATGGCTGAAGGGGGCAGGCTTCCCGATCCTCTCGCCTCGAGTGTGAGGGAACCCGCAAAGCTGGCAATAAGGATGGCAAACCCCAGCCGCCCCCGCTTCTTTGAACCCCAAAAGCCAACGCAGGCTTCGCGCTTCGGCGGGTGATTCCTGGCACCGGTTCCCAGGACAATCCCACAAGGATCAGGGCCCCAAGCGGGGCCCTTTCGATTTCCGTGACGTCACGGAAATCAGGCCGGGATGACCTCGCCGTTCCGCACGTAGAAGTGGGCGTGGCAGGCTGACGTCTGGAGCAGGATCGAGGTGCTCCGGCCGCCGTCGCTGCCCAGGGTGAGGTCATCGAACCCGGTCCCCTCCAGGCTCCAGCGGCCGGGTCCGGGCAGGACGTCCGCCGGCACCCCGCGGCTCTCTGACCAGCACCTGATGGAGTGGACGCCATGCCCTGGCAGCAAGCTGATCCTGTTCTTCAGCGGATCCCCCTCCGCCTCCCTGAAGCAGGCCGGGCACAGGAACATGACGCCCTGGGCTTCCTGGATGGTGCTGACGTATTCCGACACCCCCGGACGATCCGGCACCAGCCGCATGAACTTGGGGGCGAGTTCCGTCAGCCTCATTTGATCGCCCGGACCGTGACCCGCTTGAGTTCTTCCCAGATCCCGGCGCGCTCGGTTCGGCGGAAGCCGACCTGTTTCAGGGCCGCCTCCAGGCCGGGGATGCTGGGATACCACTGATTCGTGGGGTCTCCCGCCTCGCCCGGGCGAAATTCCCAGCTGGGCCGTCCCGGGACCCCGTCGCTGAAGGCGGTCTCGATCAGGGCCGTCTCTCCGGTTGCCGCGGCAAGGTGGCGCAGGCCGCCGATGGGGTCCTTCAGGTGATAGAGCACCCCATAGAACAGCACGACGTCCCACTGCTCTGACCGGTCCAGATCGAATAGGTTCTGCTCTCGGAACTCCACGCGGGAGCCCAGGATCCGTTTGGCGAATTGGAACCCTCTGGGCCAGTCCTCGCTTTTGCCTATGCACCGCTCGGTCGGCCGGCCAGTGTCGATGGCGGTCACCGCCCCCCCGCGGCGCTCAGCCTCGAAGGCAAACATGCCGTCTGCGGTGCCGATGTCCAGCACCGTCTTGCCTCTCAGGTCCTCCGGCAGGCCGAAGTAGGATGATGCCAGCCCCACGGTGTGCCCGAAGTATCCCGGGGTCACCACCCCGCCGCCAAGATCGATCCGATGGCTCCACCGGATGGTGTTCATTTCCGCCTTTTGTTCCATGGTCAGCATTCATTTCTCCTTGGCGAGGCGGTCCTTGACGGCCGTCAGAATCAATTTGTCCCACTGGTCCAGGACCGGCTCCGGGCCCAACCCACTCTTCCTCGCCCGCTCCACCAGGAACTGTGCCAGCATCCGGCCAAAGGTGATTCCGTCCCGCAGGACCGCCTCCTTGATGCGGGCATCCGGGTCAAAGATCACCATCTCCCCCAGATGCTTCTCCAAGTTCCCCAGCAGGACTCCCAGGCCGTTCAACCCCAGGGATAGCTCCAGCGCGACGGTCTCCGCCTCGCGGTGGGAACAGAGATGGGGCACGGAGGAGTCCATGCCCCATTGTGACAGGCGACCCTACCTGGAGTAGATAAGGTCTTTGAGCCCAGCCCGGTTGAAAGTGAGGGTCTTGACCTCTCCCCCATCATCGGCCGCGACGGGCGTCCCGCTGTTCCAGATCTCGTTGAAACACCACTCCTTCTCCCTTTCCTGCACCCTGACAAGCTGGTCGGCGGTCTCCCCGTGCCGGCGGCATTCCGCCTGGAGTTCTATCTTCAGAGCAGCGACATTGGCCCAGCCACCGCGGCCCCATCGGGCCAGCTTGCCCTCGAAGACGTCAGGACGGTCCTCCATGGCATTGAAACTGGGCTCGGGAGGGTTATCAGCCTTGGCGGCTTCGATGGCGACGATGCGCGCCTTCTGGCTCTGGCAAAGATCGGCCATCAGGATCCGCTGGTTGTTCGCGTCCCGGAGGGCGGTCCCCAGTTCTTCTACCTGGGCCAACGCCTTCTCCAGGGCCACGGCCTTCTCTTCCGCCAGCTTCTGCCAGCTTTCAAGCTGCCGCTTCAGGTTGTGGCACTCGATGTCCACCCCAGCGAAGGCTTCCCGGGCGTCCTCCCGCTCCTGCACCAGCTTCTCCACCGTGTGGAGGATGCTGATGGACTTGACCGGAATCCCAAGGACCTGCCGGAGGTTGGTCTCCCAGTTCTGGTCGATCGTCCGCTGGCGGGCCTCTTCCTTGACCTTGCTCTGGAGGGTGGCCACAGTCTTCTCCAGGTCCTCGATGGCTTCCCGCTGGAAGTTGGACCGTTTGAGCAGGCTCCGGACCGCCTTCAGGGCGGTGCCCCCGCTCCCGACGCCCAGGGCCTCCTTGACCCGGAGGATGACGTCTTCCCTGGCCTTGGAGGTCTGCTGGGCCCGCTGGAAGTCCACCAGGAGGTTCTTGACCAGGGTGGGGGCATCCACCCGCGCCGTCGTGGGGGGCTGCCGATCGCGGAGGAACTCATCGATCTGGTTCAGTTCGGCCTGGGCGACCGAGTCCAGCGCCGCCAGCCGGTCGGCCTTGGCCGCCTTGAGGTTGGCCTCTGCCATCTCCGCCCGTTCCAGGTTGGCGTTGGCGATCTCCTTGGCGTTCTGGAGGAGCAGGGGCCAGCAGCCGAGATCCTTGGCCGGGGCTTCATTCTCGACCGCGGCTTCGGGTTGCTGGAGCGGGCGCAGGACCTCCTGCATGCGCTGGAGCCATTCCTCAAAGGTGTTCTGGTTGAACTTCTCGACCGCCTCCCAGATGATGTTGGCCGCTTGGGTCATCTCCCCCGCGGCCTCCTTCATGTTGCGGCCTGCGCGCTCTACGTTCTCTGCCCCAACAAGGTGGGTGAAATCCATGGTTAAGCCTCCAGCGCCATTGGGGCGCTCTGTGGTTGCGGTTCGTCTGCCGGCAGGCAGCCTTCATGGAGGAGGATGTTCCGGCTCCCCGCCTTGAATCCGACGATGAAATATTCGTCGTTGATGTGCTGGCCGCAGGCATCACAGACCGTCCGCATCCCCAGGCGCTTCCGCAGGCCCATTGGCAGGCGCATGGTGGCGTCCAGGCGGCCGATGTCCGTCAGCTGGGGGACCTGGATCAAGATCTTCACCACCGCCTCCCACCGCGCATCTGGTTCAGGAGATGGTGGGCAGTCGCCAGGAGGTCCTGGTCCATGTCCCGCTGCTTGACCATCCAGGTCAAGTAGTCAGCCGGCACCTGGGACCAGAGCATGCCCTTGTGCTTGCCGAAGGCGATCTTCCCCTCCAGCACCACCGGCAGGGTGAGGAAGGCGCAGAGGTCATCCACGTTCTGGGGGATGTCCGCGCGCATGGTGGCGATGTCGTTGAGGTAGATCCGGAGCAGGGCCGCGGTGCAGCGGGCATCGTAGAGCGCCCGGTGCGGGGCCAGCCCCTCCAGGCCGGGGATGTTCACCAGCCCCTCGAGGTAGCGCAGGGTCTGGTTCTGGTAGTTCTCTCGCCCCGGGCGCATGCGCTTGGCCAGCCGCAGGGTGTCCAGCCAGGGTGAGAGGCCCAGGGAAGACAGGAAAGCGGAGTCGAACGGGGCGTTGTGGGCTACGTAGGCGTCCGGCTTGTCGTGGCCGGTGAGGATGACCCCCATGAGGCTGCCGACGGCCCCGGCGAGCTCCTGGGCCCCGACGACATCCTCGTCGGTCAGGTGGTGGACCCCGCTGGCCTCCGGCGGGATGTCCCGCCCGGGGTTCACCAGAGTGCTGCCGGCGGTGAGCTCTTCGTGGGCCGTGGTCAGGACCGCGGCGAACTCCACCACCCTGTCCTCCATAGGGTCCGTGCCGGTGGTCTCGGTGTCGATCACAATGTAGGTTGCTTCCAGGATGTTCTTGCTCATCGCAGAATCTCCTTTATGACGGCCAGCACATCGGCGCAGGCCATGCGGATTTCAAATTCTGTGCCCCGGTAGGCAACTAATTGCTCTGGGTCCAGATGGAGGACATCCTCTTTTGGCTTGATCAGGTCCCGGAGGAGGAAGCATCGCATTGAAAGGCCGGCGGCGATCTCCTGGTATTCCTTCTTTGGCATGCAGACCTTCATGGCGGCTCCTTTGTGTATGTCCCATTATGCGCTAAACCAATGGCAAAATGAAGCCCCGGGAGAAAATCCCCGGGGCTCTGTCGGCGGCCCGGAGATCAGAATTGCAGGTCGATCTCACCCCCCACGACCGGGGCGTTCTTGAGCGAGTCGGCCAAGATCTCTTCGGGGAAGGGGCGGAGCCGCTGGGAGCCAGGACCTCCCGGCTCGGGCTGCTCCTTTTCATCCGACTGGGAGTCCTCGCATGCCTTGACGCAGGTCGGGTAGGCGGTGTCCCAGGCTTCCGGATCCAGCCAACCGGCCGCCGCCTGGATGTCCTCCGCGGTGAACAGCTTGAGCAGGAACTGGGTGGCGATCTCCGGGTCGTGCTTGCTCATGGCGAGATAGCGGTTCCAGGTCTCCGGGATCTTCTGGGCCCTGCGCTCGGTGGCCTGCTGTTCATGCCAGTCCTCGAACAGCCCGTTGGTGACATCTTCCATGGCCTTGGCGGACTCCTGGAACTCCTTCTCCAGCTTCGCGTTGGCGGTCTCCGTGGCTTGGTTGGCCTTCATCTGCGCCAGGGCGTTCATGTAGTCGGCCTTGGTCGCCAGGGAGACTGGCTGGATCGTCAGGTCGGTCTGCGGGCTGGCGTAATAGAGCCTGCTGCCGGCCTCGTAGCTGTAGTCCGACTTGAACGGGTGGAGGGTGAGGAAGGTGTTGGCCTCTTCCAGGGTCCGGAAGCAGATGACGTCGTAGTAGCCGTTCTGGACCTTGTAGAAGGTCTCGGTCTTGATCTCGACCGGCACGATCTCCTGGAGCGTCGGGGCCTCGATCTTCAGGACGCCCTTGCTCATCAGTTCGAAATCGATGAACTTCTGGACGTCCTCCCTGGTCATCAGGGCCCGGGCGCGCGGCTCGTGGTCCCAGTAGTTGAGTGGATTCATTGGCTTTCTCCTTTGCATGGGCGGCTCACGGTCCGCACCGGTTGAGGTGGATCTCTTCTTCAAGGCGATGGGCCTCCCTCCAGAGCAGGGAAGCCCGGGCCAGATGGTTCTGCTGGGCCGTGGTGCCGTATCCGCACCGCTGGGCCCGCTGTTCGTTGAACTCTGCCAGGGCGCTCAGGGCCGCCGGCAGGCCGGGGATGGCTTCGATCTCTTCGGGGCGCAGGGTGATGGCCATATCATCCCGCCCTGGGCGTCTTGGCCATGAGCGCCAGCATTGCATCAACTTCCTGCAACGCCTGGGCCATATTCGCCTCTTCGATTTCCCGCCGGACCTGCGGTGTCCACCCCGGCCCTTCCTGGCATCCCTCGGGCAATTCGGTCCGTTTCTTGACGCTGGGAAAGTGGATCGCCAGCATGAGAGCGCGCAGGGTTTCGGGGGTCAGTCCTATCCATTCCATGGCGGCTCCTTACTGGGAGATGATCTTCACGAACTGGACCTGCCCGTCCTGGTAGAAGACCGCGAGGTGCAGGTCCTGGGAGAACCCGTTCCACTCGACGTCCGCCTCCCAGACCTCGCCCAGGTTGGGGAGCTTCATGGTCTGCTCCAGGCGGTGCCACTCGTAGGGCTGCCCGTTGATCGCCCGGGCCCGGCGGTCCAGGATGTGCCTGATCTGGGCCTCCTCCCCGTTGCTGTCCAGGGCGGTGCCCACGAGCAGAGCGCCGGCCGCCAGGAAGGCGGTGAGCAGGATGGTTGAACCGATCACCTTCAGAATCCGTGGCATGGCTTGCCTCCTTTCGCCCATTGTGGGACAAATGCACGGGCCTGTCAAGCCATCTTCAGGAACATCTGATACTGGTCCTGCTGATACCCAAGCTG